GACAACCTAAGAAATACATACCAGCGTCTTCTGGAACAATATGTGGATCGCTTGGATGAACACATTCAAACATCAAGGTCATACCTTCTGCTGTCTTTAGTTCCATTTGCCAGTCAGCCCAAGGCATGTGCTTGAGCATCATCTCTTTAGCGTAACCAACAAAGTCTGAATCAGTACTACCAGTAGTAGACACCAACACATCGTTCTTGTACCAAGTCATAGCCACCATAAAGCCGTTGACCTTACGGTATGCTGTAACCTTAGTATCTGGAGCAAACACTGGTGCTTCCTTTTCGATACCATAGTTATAGATCTTTGTGAATGGACGTGATATTACATTGAAGTCGGCATCTACGATAGTCCCACGGCACTCCGCGACAAAACGGTTCCATAGTCCATCGTAGAATACTTTCTTCTTGTACTTTAGAACATAGATTCCTTCCCCAGCCGGCTTCATTGTAACCAACCGTGGATTAGAATTTACGTATCCTTGTAGTTCATTCTTAAACATGATGTCCCTTAATTACATTGTCCTTAATCAAACGGATAGCACGTTCCATAGAGATTACAATTTCACCAGTTGAGTCCATACCTACGTCTAACGCACGGTACTTTTCCAACCCACTTACACCACCGTGTAAGTGTCCGTGAAAATGTAATGCTCCGCGATGCATTTGATCCCACTCGCTAATTGGATAGTGAAACATGACAATCTTGTGACCATCATATGTGATATCCAAATACTTGTGGATTTCCTTAAACGCATTACGGAATGTGGCATCCATTAAAGTCTTACGATCGTGGTTACCCTCGATCAAAATCTTTTGCCCATTCAAACGATTCATTATACGTCCAGCATCACTGCCTGACATAAATGCTACATCTCCCAAAATGTAAACGGTATCTTCTGGAGCAACTTTGTCGTTCCATTCTTCTACCATCGCATTGTTCATGTAACTTAAATCATCATTAAAACGGGCTCGTGTCTGTGGACAGAACTTCATAATGTTCTTGTGCCCAAAGTGCAAATCACTTGTCACCCATGTTTTCATTTTATTCTCCAACGAATTCCTTTACTGCGTCGAAACGAGTTGAAGCAGGAACCCACTTAAATTGTTCTCTCTTACGAAAAGGCTTTTCCCAATCTACAACGATCATGAACCAATCCTTTTCGTCACTGAATTTGACATCGCGGGCAAACTTGGCAATTTGAACCCAACGGTCTTTAAATTTTGCAACTACCATAGTCATACTCCGCTCCTTTCCCATTTAATACTGCAATTATACAGCCAAAAGAAAACCCCGTCAACCAAAAAGGATACGGGGTGTTGTTTTTATACAACGATTAAATGTCGCCTTCCCGCTCCCTAAACTCTCTCCTTGCGGCCGCTAGTGTAAACACTTTTTCGTTATCATTGCTCCAATCTTCCGGAACAGGTGTTCCATTTATTGAGTGTTTTTCATTAGCATCGTAAGTCCAACCTAGCGCCTTCATCATACGATGCTTTACTAGCAGATTAGGACTACGGAAACGTTCTGTATCTTGAAAGCCCAGCATTACTCCAACTTCAGTAACAGCACCGCTACGACAGATACCTGCTGTACAATGTACAACAACATTCATACGATTCTCAAGTGCGTGTTGTAAAAGAGCCACAAGTTGATCGGCTTGTTCTTGACTACACTTCATTTCTTCTTCAAGAACATAATCGTTTTCTTCAACATCAAGAAACTCAAAATTATGACGCTCTTTAAAGTTGTGAAATGCTACAGGTTTCCATCCAGCAGGGTCACTGATACTGATCAACATGCTATTTGGTCCAGCATCGTGGTGAAATCCTTTTGGAATATCAACAGCCGCTACATTTTCAATCCATGGCATCATCATTCTCCTTTATTTTCTCTCTGCCAAACGCTGACATTCAATACAGGTTGTACAACCTTGTACTGCTAGTTGTCTTGCTTTTGGAATTAGTTCTCCGCACTCTACACATTCTTCCAAACTTGGACCTGTCGGTAAAGATGCTCTTAATTTGGCTACAGCGTCCATACTAGCGGTTACTGCCAGTAATTGCGCCATATCTGCTTCTTCTAAATTTTCGCCCTGAATACTTTCAAACTCACGCATAACGTGTTCCCCTAATTGATCTGATTTATAGTATAGCAGAATTTACTGCGTAAGTCAACCTAATTAGGAGTTACTTGTATTAACGCTGTATTCGTAATTTACTGTATCGCTATTATCACGCAAGACGCTAGCACCATTTTTTAGATGGAATCTACGAGCCATTGGTGTTTTTGGACTTAGAGTTACAAACTTAGTAACTGTAGGATATTGCTCTTGTATCTGCTTAACTGTTTTGAATAGCAGTTCTGCCCCTGCTCCTGGCGCATAACTCCAGATGGTGTAGAATACTGCTGTGGTTGCTTGTTCTACTTGACGACCTAATTCTTCAACACCTGCCGGAACAAAGTCGAGTAGATTAACACATACCATTGCTTTAGGACTTTCTCCGTCAAGCAAGGCACTCACAAAACGACCTTCACCTACGCGAAAGTCTTTTGGAATTTCTGGACGTACTGGATCATCCTTAACATAGTCAAGGAGCGGATCCTGAATGTTTGTTATGAATGATAGCATAATATACCTATTTATCTTTTAGGTGAAATTTGGAGCGGGATAGGAGAATCGAACTCCTAACTAAACCTTGGCAAGGTTTCGTTTGACCATTAAACTAATCCCGCATGTGTGTATTTAAGATTTAGTAGAAAGAGGTACCGAGGGTTATGGTCCACATGACGTGTAACTTAAGCCTACCCAGGGTTTACAGCCCTGCCCTTCTTGTCTAGGAACTTGGAGCAAATCTGTTGCGCTATGGATCCCCTCAGTCTGTAACACCTGACCCACTAAATGCCAACTCGCATAATGTCTATGACATTCTTTCCCTTTGGGCTTCCGGCCTACTTAGTACTCCCCTTTCGGATGCTTATATGCTTCGTACCTCTTACTACTAAACCTTAATTGGTGGGCCCAACAGGACTCGAACCTGTAACCAATGGATTATGAGTCCACTGCGCTAACCAATTGCGCCATAGGCCCTATATGGTGCGAGTACCCGGAATCGAACCATTCGAATTATATTGGTGCCCGGAGCCGGACTCGAACCGGCATGCCTTTTAAAGCGGAAGATTTTAAGTCTTCTATGTATACCATTTCATCACCCGGGCGTTTGATCTACCTATTTCGCCATACTCGCAAAAATCAAATATCTGTTCCGCCCATGCGTAACAGTTGTTCATCCCTTTCTCTTAACACTTCTTTCCACTCAGGACCTGTTCTATGTATATTAGATATCAATGCTAGTCTATATCCATAATACATGCCCATCTGTGGGTTTGAGGGTTCTACGAAATGAATCAAATAGCCCGGATGTACAAGCATCAATCCTTCTTCCGCTTGTACTTTCTTGTACGCTGTAAATTGGTTAGTCCAATTAATGCCACCTCGAGGATCTAAGAACATTAGATTACCCGGATTGCGTTGATCTACTGTAATGTAGAAAATACCTACACCATAACAGTTGGCATGCCTATGTGGCATAATCCTGTAGGGCGCATGTGGAAATGTTTCTCTAAAATAGGCCTTGCCGGGTCTAAAAGGAGGAAGCGGCATTTCCACAGTTGGGCGAAAGGTTTTCTCCGCCAACTCAAAAAACTTTGCTTTTAATGTAAGCATAGTTTCTGGAAGATCTGGAAGTGTCCAAAGATCAGTTTGATTAAGTCTACCGGGACTGTTTTCGTCTTTGAGCAAGTACTTAATGTCTTCACGTAGTTTTTCCAAAAACGCATTGTCGAACGGACGAGCCATCATGATAGGAGTAGACCACAGATTATGAATCTGTTCATCACCTTCTAGGCGAAGCCTAGTAATTTGACCTTCTTCTTGCTTGTCTTCAATGCGCTGTTTCATAATATTAATTATACACTCTTTTCTAATTGTGTCAATACTTTTTGGTGCTCCCAACAAGAATCGAACTTGTGACTATGCCTTACCAAGGCATTGTTATACCATTTAAACTATGGGAGCATATTGGTCCCGTCGACAGGAATCGAACCTGTATCTAAGTCTTAGGAGGACCTCGTTCTATCCATTGAACTACGGCGAGTTAGTTTCCAGCAATCGCTTATATCCATTGCTCTATGTAGTCTATTATAATTTCTAAAAATGTTTAATGCTTGTTCTTCTGTATAAGAACTAATCTTATCTGTAGGCACTTTAATCTTTTTAAAGTCTATTCCGTAATACCATAAAAATTCTAATTGCGAATGTTGCCCTACATGAAATTCTGTAGTTTGAAATCTACGTTCATTACTAGAAATAGTATCAAGCAATCTTTCTAGTGTGTTATGTTTTTTAGCGGCTTCCTTCATTGCTTGCCAATATATTGTATCATTCTTTGGTGCTAGATGTAGTCCTACGTCAATCCTTAATTTAATGTCTTCGCTTACATCATTTAAAAATTTATTAAACTTATCTCTCCAATGAAATGTTTTATCTGGATCTTCTTTGATACATTCCATTAGTTTAGTAATAAATTTTAAACTGGTAGTAAACACATTGGCATCGTATGGATCAACCATACCGTAGCCTAATCCAATTACAACACAGTTGTTGATACAACCTTTTTCTAAGTATCCTGGATCCCAAGTAAGTTTACGTCCTATGATGTTTTTCTTGCCTGTTTGCTTTTCCCACTCGGCTATTAACTGATCATCATTGCTGTAGATTCGACTGTTAGTAATATAACCTTCGCCGGTACGTTCTTGTAACGGTACACTAAAACGCCATCCATAATCCATGGCAACGTGGTCAGTAAACACTCTATTCTTTTCTGACTCGTCTTGATATTTGTAAGGTCCTACTATTGCTGTATTGTTATAATACTCATCGTAAGACTTATGTTTAAAAGGTAACTTATTTGCCAGTAGTTTTCCAAAGCCTGTACAGTCTATAAACAAGTCTGCTTCTACTCGAGTTAGATCTTCTAGCAGTAGATGATCAATATAACCGTTGTCTTTTAAAACAACTT